TCATTAAGATCTTCCTTTAACTTACGTTACGCAGGTGGATTCTACTCACTAACACTAACTGAAGGTGTTAGCTCCAGTACCATACTTCCTGAGAACAATATCATTTGTTCACTGAATGGTGTTATTCAGGAACCAGGCGTAGGTTATGAACTTGTTGGTTCTAGAATTATCTTCGCTGAAGTTCCTCGTGCGGGATCAACATTCGTTGCATTCTCATACATTGGTTCTGACGCTGACGTTATCGCTGCTACAGTCGTACCTCCTATCGAGGCAGGTGACGTACTACAAATCGAGGGTGAGAATGAGAATCGTGAAGTTGCGTTGATCGAATCTTCTAACTCCTTGATTACTTTCGAATACACAGGAACTGTTAAGGGACGTAACGCAGAAGCACTTGCTTCTATCACAACAGGTGAAATTAAGACTGCAATCATCACCTCTCCTGGTGATGGATATACATCACGTCCAAACGTTGATGTTGTATCTTCCTCTGGATTTGATGGTCGTGTTCGTGCACTAATGGGTCTTTTAAGAATTGATGTTAAGACTGCAGGTGTTGGTTACTCTATGCCTGAAGTTACAGTCGAGACTGAAGTTCCTGATGATTGGACTCCACCAATAGGACCTGCTGTTAACCAAGGATTTGATACCTACGCAGGTGAAGGAACTGACAACGAAGGTAACCCAATCGTTATTGTTCCTGGCTACATTCAGATCACAGCACAACCAGTTAACGTAACAGTTAACCAAGGTCAGACTGCAGGATTTACTGTTATCGGTCAATTTATTAAGTCTTCTGATGGTACAGTTGGAACTACTCCACTCAACTATCAGTGGCAGCGTAAGCAGTATGGTGAAACTGCATGGGCTAACATTACTGGAGCAACCAGTTCTGTTTACAGTACACCTTCAGCCGCACAGGCAGATGATGGTGATGAGTTCCGTGTTGCTATAACTGCTGCAGGTGCTTCACCAATTTACTCTAACTCTGTGATCCTAACAGTTCAGACTGGTGCGACAATCATCTCTAACTTCTTACCTACTCAGATCTTCCAATAAATAGAACATGGCTGCTACATCATCATATAATCAAGGAACCAAAATAATAACGGTGGACGGGGATGGACTCCCCAACCCCGTTAGTTATGGTACCTTTCCTAATGTCAATAATCCCAACAATGTAACAGAGCAAGACTTTGAGCATTCTTGGTATTATAGGGGTGGTACGTTTGGTATTAGTAGAACTTTTGATGATGCTAATTTTACACAAAATGGATTTGTAATTAGTATCCCTATATCTGTTGCAGATAATGCTTTATTAGGAAGTTCGATACAAGTTGGAGATAGAATTCTTTTCATATTAGATGCAGGAACTGCTAACGAAAAGAAGCAAGTATTTAAGTATACTGGTACTCAACAGACAGTTGCTTCTGGAGAATTTTGGAGAGCAACATCAACCAATCTTGAGTTGATTGTTGATTATACTAGAGAGACATATAGTGGAACTTATCAATATTTTGATCAAAGAAATGGAAGAGCTGCAGTACCTTTAGGTGCTATTGGTGTTGCATCTAACGGTGTCGTCTTCTTTAATCCTAGTGCAGGTGCAGGTGGTAACCCTCCTACTGGATTTAACTGGAACGCACATTTCGAAGATGCTGTTGTAGATTTTGGAGATGATAGTTGTGGTGGACACCCAGAAGTAACAGGTCAATATCATTATCATGATACAGATTTTTTACAGTGTTGGAAGGCAAACTCTGTAATGGCAGGATATAATGATTACTATGGTTCTAGTCAGTATAACGGTGATAATCTAAGACATCCTGATGGACATTCCAAAATGGTTGGAATTGCTTTTGATGGATTCCCTGTTTATGGTCCTTACATCTATAGTAGTCCTTGGGATAATAATTCTGATATTGCAGTAGCAAGTAGTTCATATAGAGTTAAGTCAGAGGAAGCAGATGGAAGACCTACTTATGGTACTACTCAACAGAATCCACCTGCAGGAGCACTTATACAAGATTGGGAATACCAAGAGGGATTAGGAACTCTTGATTATCATAATGGTAGATTCGCAGTAACACCTGAGTTTCCTGATGGAACTTATGCTTATTTCTTATCTACAGAATTAGATTCTGAACAGAATTTAGTTCCTCAGTTTCCATATCTCATTGGATTAACTACTAGAGAAGTATTGCAGAAACCAGATAATGATGGTGCTGCTACACCTCCTGCACCTCCTTCAGGTGGAGACGGTGAAGCACCTCCAGCTACTATATTACTTGGTGCACAACCTCAAAATGCTACCGTGGAAGTTGCTTCATCAGTTACCTTTAGTGTTACTGCAACTATTAGTCCTGAGGATGGTCCTAAGACTTACCAATGGTTCAGATCTACAGACGGTGGATATTCATTCGCTGTTCTTACTGGAGCTACAACTAATAGTCTTACATTCACTGCTCTGGCATACATGTCTGGATACAAATACAGATGTGTTATCACAGGACCTGTGGGTGCAACCCCTGCAACTAACTCTCCTCTAACAACTGACGTTGCAACTCTCACCGTAACAGGTGTTGGTGGCGGTCAAACTGCTGAGGACTTCTCAAGTACCAACGTATCGTTGGATACTACTGGTATCTCCTTCGATGCCACATAAATAAAACTGTACAAACTGTAAAAACATGGCTAAACAATCAGTTGGTATTGGATCTTCTGCAAATGATGGCACTGGTGATACTTTGCGTGATGGTGCCATCAAGGTAAATGCCAACTTTGATGAGCTTTACACAGCATTAGGTAACGATACTACAATCCAAGTGGACATCAGTGGATCTCCTTCTGATGGTCAAGTATTAAAATGGACTTCTAGTCCTTCGGGAGCATTTAGAGCAGGGAACTATGATATTCTAAGTTCTAATCTTGATACAAACGGTCATCAAATCGTTTGTGATGGTACTGATAATATTACACTCAAGCAAACTGGCACAGGAGATATAAAACTTTGGGCTGGTGGAAGTGGATCACCTTTAACATATGTTGATGGTGATGATGGATATTTTAAATGGTATGCACCTTATGCAAATGCAGCAGGATTACCAATTGCATCAGATCATCAGGGTATGTTTGCTTATGCAAATTCTGAAGGTAAAGGATATTATTGCAACACTTCTGCATGGGTACCTCTTATTGATGAGACCAGTAGTATTTCATTATTAAGTGATGTTGATACAACTGTAAATGGTGGTCCTTCTGATGGTCAGGTTCTTAAGTGGGTAGCATCAACATCTAAATGGTCACCTGCTAATGATGAGCAAGGGACAGGTGGTAGTGGTGGAACTACACAAAACTTATTTGAGACATTTACTGGTGATACTGGTACAACCACTGCGTCTGCTCCTAACGACACTTTTAATATTGTTGGTGGTACAAACATTGCTACTGCATTGGTTGGAGACACTTTAACAATCAATATGACAGGAGCTCTTGGAGATCCTGATCAGAATCTCTTCTCGACATTCGGTGCAGATAATGGACAGACTTCAGCTACTGTTACTACAGATACACTTAACTTCTTGGGTGGAACTGGTATTAGCACTAACCTTAACGCAGGTGCTATTACAATTACAAATGACTCACCGAACATTGCCCAGAACGTAATCCAGACTGTATCAGGTAATACTGGATCATATACTGCAAATGCTACTGACAGCACTGTAACTATTACTGGTGGTACAGGTTGTACGACTTCTGTGAGTGGTAGCACATTAACTGTTGATGTAGATGAACCTCTCCCAGCTGGTACAGTATCAAATACAGGTCATTCATTCTATTTTGATCAGAACTATGCTGTAGTAACACAAGAATCACCTGTATTATGGTACAACGTTACGTCTAATGGTGATTCTGCATATAGATTCTCAGGTCCAGGTGTCGCTGATACTGCTGATGATCCTACATTCTATGTGTATAGAGGATTTACTTATGTGTTTTATAATAGCACTGGTAGTGCTCACCCATTTGAGATCAGAGTTTCTAATGGTGGTTCTGCAGTAACTAATGGTATTAGTGGAGATATTAATGGAACATTGATTTATACAATACCAATGAATGTAGCGGCTGGTACGACACATGTTTATCAGTGTACATTACATCCAGGTATGGTTGGAAATTTAGTGGTGGTATAACATGGCAAGAACAGTTCCAGGATCAGGTGCAGCAATAGAACCAGTCTTTAATAGCGTATTCGGTGTTAGAGACGTAATCGTGACCAATCCTGGTTCTGGTTATAGTCAGTCTGATCCTCCAAGATTAGTAATTGGTAATTGTGGTACTCCCATTAGGGATGCTGTTTTGCGTGCAAATATTGGTGTCAATGGAGATCTTCTTTCTGTTGATGTGGTAGATCCAGGTGAAGGATATGATCCATTAAGATTAGAAGTAACCAGTCCTGATTCAGGGGTTGTAGAAGCAGATGCTAATCTTGTACTGAAAACTGATGGTACTGGTGGAATACAAACAGTCCAAGTCACCCAGCCTGGTGATGGATATTTTACTGCTGAAGCAGAGATAAAAGGTGGTGGAGGATCAGGTGCTGAACTTGTTCCTATTACGGGTGGTGTAACTGGTCTTGCTATCGAAGGTAAAGGTAGGAACTACGATCTCAACGATATTACTCTTGTTATATCAGGTGGTGGTGGAGACGGAGCAACGGGTGTTGCTGAGGTTAATCAGTTCGGCTCTGTCACTGGAATTACCATTAGTAACCCAGGTGAGTTTTTTGAGACTCCTCCGATTATACAGCTAATTGGTGGTGGTGGTAGCGGTGCTACTGCTGAGGCAAAGATTAATCTTGGTGCTATAACTGAGATCAATATCCTCAATCCAGGTGGTAGTTATGTTGCTCCTCCTCAGGTTATCTTCACTAGAGATACTAACTTAATAAGAACACAAAGAAATAGAACATCATTAGAGAGTGAATTATATAATGTAACTGCATTACTAAGAAATGCTGCTGCAGCAGATACTGTCTTATATGTTCAGACTACTGATGCATATCCTGGTTCTGGTAAATTCCAGATAGGAACAGAGATCGTTAGATATACTGGTAAAACACCTATTAGTTTTACTGGATGCACTAGAGGTCTTAATTTTAGATATGACCAACGTATTGTATTAGATGCCTTGGCAAATGATAATGATGGACTATCAGGATATAACTTTACTGTTTCAGATAGAATTAGAAGAGTAGAGGAAGATAAAACTAATAAGGTTGCTGTTGTATATGACTGGAATAAGGTAACTAGAGAGTTATTCTTAATCTTCGAAGTTGATGAATTGGCATTTATTGATGGTGGTCGTTCTAACGAAAAGACTGCTGTTATCCAGTTTATTGGAGGTGTTGCTAGTTCTACAGAAACTGGAGAAGCACCACACGTCTTGGTTGAGCAACAGAATAGTAACATCGTACTATTCACTTCACCACTAGGATTATTAGAGAATTTCACCTTCGAAGATGATGATGAATTGGATGGAGCAGGTGATGGAATCCCTGACCTGGTAAATACTGATACAGACTATGAGAATGAGATCAGCCTAGATGGTGGTATTGCATCATCACTCTATGGTATTGAGGAGACCGTTGGTGGTCAAAACACAACCTTATTCCAACAAGGTGATGAGTTATATGATTCCAGTTTAGTTCCTCTAGTATCAACTGTATCTGTTGCAGGTGCACTTGGTGATGGATTAGCACATAGTGCAACTTCTAAAGTAGTTGCTAAATCTTGGAATAATGTAAATTACATCGTTGGAGAGATAGTAACTGGTGGAACCACTGGGGTTACTGCTAAAGTTGTCTCATTTAATAATGCTTATGCTACGGGATATGTAGAAATAACGTTAGAAGATATAACAAATAACGGTAATACATATCAATTTACAACCAGTGATACCTTAACAGGTGGTAGCTCTGGTGCAACATCAACTTTCTGGAAAGAGGAGTTCACAAACCTCGTCAGAAACGAACCTGAATAAGTCACATAAATAAAAGGAAGGTTAAACTGCTAAGATGGCACTACTCACCGATCAATTTAGAATTTTCACTGCGGAGAGATTTATTAAAGCTCTAGAGGGTGCCGACCCATCGCAGTCAGACCTTGTAGCGGGAACGTCGAGGGACAGGTTGTATGTTTTCATTGGAAGACCACAAGAGTGGGACAATGAGAATGCTCCTCCTACCCCTGTCGATTCTTTCCAAGAGTTTTCAGACACATTCGCTGACATGATCTCTCTTAAGAGAGTTCTTGCTAACGATACAATCCAGGTTGTAAGGCGAATTGACTGGACACCACCAGAACAAACTACTGGTGGATTAGGTTATGTCTATGACATGTACCGTCATGATTATAGTTCTACTAAAACTGCGTCTTCTGGTGCAACTAAGTTGTATGATGCTGATTTTTATGTAGTTAACTCACAATATCAAACTTACAAGTGTATCTACAATGGCACGTCTCCTTCAGACCCCAATGGCAAACCATCCACGGTTGAGCCTACTGGTACTTCCACAAGTATTATCACTACCAGCGACGGCTATCGTTGGAAGTATCTTTATACTATACCTGTTGGTCAGGTCTTAAAATTCTTCTCTAACGATTACATGCCTGTTCTTAGCGATGTCGCTGTTACAGGTGATGCTGTTGGTGGAGAGATTGATACTGTTGTTATCCAAGCATCAGGTACTGGATACAACAACGGAACGTATGAAAACGTTCCTATTAAAGGTGATGGAGTTGGTGGAAGAGTATCACTGGTTGTTGATGGTGGACGTATAGTTAACGCTACTGTGACATCTGGTGGATCTGGATACAACTTCGGTAAGATCGTTATTGATGAAGTCAATGGTATTGGTGCAGGAACTGGTACTGGTGCTGCTATTGACGTTATCATTCCTCCTGAGACAGGACATGGTGCTGAACCAGACTCTGAGTTAGGTGGATATCGTGTAATGATCAACACCAAATTTACATACGCTGAGGGATCAGGTGACTTCCCAACTGATAACGACTATCGTCGTATTGGTTTGGTTATTAATCCTAAGCAATATGGTACTACAGAACTTACTTCTGCTATTACTTTATCTGCAACTCAAGCGGTTATATTCTCACCAACCTTTACAGGTCAGTTCCAAACTGATGAGATAATAACACAGTCCCGAACTGTCGGTGGTCAACAGGTGACTGCTAGAGGTCGGGTTATTTCATGGAATGATACCACTAAAGTCCTGAAGTTCTATCAAAATAGAATTGACGGTGTGTTCCCAGAAATTACTGGTAACCTAACTGACTTTGAGGGTGGTAACCCTGTGGTAGGTGCTACATCAGGTACCTCTGCTGACCCAGACATCAACTTCCCAATTGTTTCTGGTTCATCCACTCGTATTATTAACAACACAGAATATGATTTGGGTATGTCATTCACCAATGGATACGCCAAACCTGAGATTGAGCCAAACTCTGGTGAAATCATTTACATAGATAATAGAGGTGCGATTTCTCGTGCAGGTGACCAAATCGAAGATATCAAGATCGTAGTAGAATTCTAAATCAATGCCACAGAATACCAATCTGAATATCGCTCCGTATTTCGACGATTTCAGCAAAGACAATAATTTTTATAGAGTACTCTTTAGACCAGGATTCCCAATCCAGGCAAGAGAACTTACTACTATGCAATCGATTCTGCAGAATCAGATCGAGAACATGGGTACGCACCTCTTTAAAGAAGGTGCTATGGTCATTCCTGGACAAATTGGATATGACCTATCTGTACATAACATCCTTATTCAGCAAGCGTTTTTGGGAGTTGACGTTGAGACTTATAGGGAACAGTTACATGGAAAGATTGTAGAAGGTCTTACTACTGGCATTAAAGCTAAGATCCTATTCTCTATCCCTGCTACTGAATCAACTCGTGGTTATATAAGTTTCTATCTTAAGTACGTTGAGTCTGGTGATACTACATCTGATGTATCTACAAAGGTATTCCAGAACAACGAACAGTTAATATGTGAAAATGAACTAACATTCGGTAACACTTTGATCGAAGTTGGATCACCATTCGCTCAACTATTACCAGTTGACGCAGCACAAATAGGTTCTACAGCGTATATCAATGAAGGAGTTTATTTCATCCGTGGGCATTTCGTTGACATTTCTTCTGCTTACATTATCCTGGATCAGTATACCAATAATCCTTCCTACAGAGTCGGATTCGAAGTATCAGAGTCGATCATCACTCCAGAAGACGACCCAGCCCTAACAGACAATGCGATTGGTTCATCGAACTATTCTGCACCAGGTTCTCATAGATTCAGAATCAAATGTACATTGGTTAAGAAACCAATAACTGATGATACTGATAAGAACTTTATAGAACTCTTACGTCTTAAGAATTCTATTGTAGAAAACTTCGTTGATCGTACTGAGTATAACGAGATTGAGAAATCTATTGCTCGTCGTACTTATGAAACGCATGGAGATTATGTTGTTGATTCATTTGATGTACGTCCTAGAGAACATCTAAATGATTTCTTTAATAATGGTGTTTACAATGCAGGACAAAATTCTGCAGATGGTAACGTTGCTTCTAGCAACTACATGGCATTAGAGGTTGGTAAGGGTAAAGCATATGTAAAGGGTTTTAGAACAGAACTACTTGCTGCTAACTATGTCGATTCACCAAAACCTCGTACTTTTGTTGGACGTAATAACCAGATTATTCCTATTGACTTATCACAGTCATGTGAGGTATATGACATCTGGGGTTGGCCAGAGATCTCTGGAGAGGGTGTAACTAACTGTTATCAGGTATTAGAACTAAGAGACAATTGGTCTGGTACAGGAGCATCTAACAGTGTTCAGGGTGCACTAATTGGTAAAGCAAGAACTCTACAATTAGAAAGAGATAGTAATAAGTACAATCTGTTTATGTTTGACATACAGATGTTTACTGCTCTTAACTTTGCAAACAGTCAGACAGTTAACTCTGGTGAAGTATTAAAAGGTCGTCAGTCAGGTGCTACTGCATTTGTTTACAGTGGTTCAGGTGCTTCTTGTTTAGTACACCAAGTTTCAGGACAGTTCCAAATCGGTGAAGTTATCACTAGAGATGGTAGAGTATTAGATACATTGGATGCTGTATATGCTTATGAGCAATCTGATGTTCGTCAAGTTGTAGGTAAAGATGGTGCTACTGTTATCTTTACTGCTTCATTAGCACTTAACCTCAGAGAGGCTATTCCAGGTACAACTATTAATATCGATGCAACAGGTGGTAACGATAGAATAGAAGGTTTCGGTACAAGATTCGAAAGTGATATTCGTGCAGGTGAAGTTCTAACTGCAACTAATACAGATTTTAAAGCACAGAACTCTATTCGAGTTAAGAGAATAGATCAAACTGCTATTGGATTTACAGATCAAAACAGGAATGATCCTGGTACTGCTGTTGTGTTTGATTTCACTAATCAACATGCTGCATTAGATACAGGTTTAACTAAGGGTACTGTTCCTGATGCTGAATACCCTGCAGGACAGGTTGTTAGATTACGTCCTAGATTTGCAACTAAGACTGTACAGGATGGAGAATTGGTTATTGACATGCCTAAACATGCCATTAAGTCAATCTCTGATGAATCATTTGTTGTAATAAAAACCTTCGCTAACAAACAGTTATCATCTGGTGACGTTACATTCACACTACCAGAGAACGAACAGTTTACTACTCTTGATAGTGAGAACTATATTCTTACAGTTACACAAGGTGCTAACAGTCATACAGGATATGGATGGAACGTAGGTACTAACATTGATATTGAGAATGAATCTACTAAGAACTCACCTACTATTGGTGTAACCTTTGGTGCTAATAGACAGTCACTACAGGTTACTGGTATGAACCAAGGTAGTGGTGGTGCTTCTAATATTACTGAGGTAACTCTAACTGCTGCAGTTTCTGTTAACACAGTATCTAAGAAGATTAAGACTGCTGCTAAGATGCGAGTGATGAAAGTTGTTCGTACTAGAAACAATACTGATGTACAGAACTACGGTTTAACATACGGTAACTTATATGGTACTCGTATTGAGGATGAAGAGATTTCATTTGCACTGAATGACGTATACAAACTACATGCTGTATATGAATCAGAAGATGATGGTGACGCTCAAGTACCTTATGTGATTCTAACGGAGAATGTATTCTTCGATCCAGGATCTATTGTTGTTGGTAGAACAAGTGGTGCTCGTGCAAGAGTTGTATCATTTAACTCTAACAATCTTAGATTATATCTTGTACCTACAAGTTCAGAATTCTTTAATTCAGGAGAGACCATTGATGGCTTTGATGACGATCTTAATGCTTTGGTTGGTGTCGTTGATGATGCTGATGGATCACTCGAAAGAGGATCAAAAAACATCACAGCGAACTTCGACTTAGACGCTAACTTAAATTCCTACTACTATAGTGTTTCCAAACTTCTTAGAAAGGGTGGAACTGCTGAACCTCGTAGAAAATTAGCAGTTGTATTTGACTACTTCATTCATGAAGCGTCAGGTGACTACTTTGCTAACCAATCTTACTCTGGTATTGACTTCTCTGAAATTCCTAGATGGAGAGGTAATAACAATAGTAAGTACTTAACTGATACTGTAGACTTCAGACCTGCTGTTGGAGAACTAGCATCTGGATCTGGTACAGTTGAGCAACCATACTACACAAACTGTGTAAGTTTAGACTTTGACTCAAGAGTATTCACAAGTACTGGTGGTGCAGGTGGTTCTACTATCTTTAACGTACCTAAGGTAGAAGAAGAATTCCGTGCTGACTACGAATACTATCTACCACGTCGTGATAAACTATTCATGACACATGATGGTGATCTAAAACTATCTCAAGGTATACCTTCAGAAGATCCTCCTGAAGCAGATGATCTTGACAATGCAATGTTACTTGCCAAGATTAGCTACCAACCATATGTTTATGATGTAGATGAAGATGTAATTATTACTCTACACCAACAACGTCGTTACACTATGGAAGACATAGGTAACATGGATAGACGTTTACAAGACGTTGAGTACTATACTTCTCTATCTCTTCTTGAGAGTGATGCTAGAAATGTTAAAGCATATGATGACGATGGATTTGATCGTCTTAAGAATGGATTCATGGTTGATGACTTTACATCTCATGGAACTTCTGCTACAGAGAACATAGACTATAAGTGTTCATTAGATTTCACAGAAGGTAATTTACGTCCACAGCATTATACTACTAACGTAGCATTAGAGTGGAACCAAAGTTCTTCTACTAATGTACAGAAAGCAGTTGCTAACTTAATCACTCTTCCATACACATCTGATGCGATAATCGTACAACCATATGCTTCTAGAATGGAGAACGTTAACCCATTTAACGTCTTCACATTCATTGGTCGTATTGATCTTACACCTGCATCTGATGACTGGACTGACACACGTCGTGCTCCTGCAAGAATTACAAATATAGAAGGTAACTTCCAAGCAACTCGTAGAAGATTGCGTGTAAACCAACAAGGTTTTGCTCCTATACAATGGAGAGCATGGAGAACTACATGGACAGGTACTAGAAGAACTAACACAAGAAGATGGAGAGAACATTCATTTGCTCGTGGTGTACCTAGAAGAATCATGGCGACTCAGACTATTACCACTACACGTCGTCAGGTAAGAAGTGGTATTAGAACTCGTGTTGTACCTAGGATTGATAGAAGATCTCTAGGAGACAGTGTTATTGATAGTACATTTATACCATGGATCAGGTCTAGGAACGTTGGATTTGATGTACAACGTATCAAACCTAAGACCAGAATGTACGCATTCTTCGATGGTGATAATATAATGACTTACATTACACCTAAGTTAATTGAGATCGTTAAGAACTCATCTGAAGATGCTAGAACTAATGAGACACCATTTGTTATTGGTGAGACTGTAATTGGTGCACAATCTGGATCAAGATTTAGAGTTGCAGCACCTAATGATGGTTTAGCAACTGACCCATATAGTCAGACTAATGCTAACCTCCCAGACTCTTATGCATCACAGACTGCAATTCTAAACATAGACACAGTTGTAATGGCACAAACCATTTCACCTGACTACTATGGTAACGCAAGAATTGGAGAAATTCTCGTCGGTCAAACTTCAGGTGCACGGGCCGTTGTTAAAGATCGTAGATTAATTTCTGACTTGATTGGAAACATGAAAGGTGTATTCTTTATACCTAACCCTCAAAATAGTTCCAATCCACGTTGGGCAACAGGTAGCAGAGTGTTCCGATTATCCTCCTCAGAGAAGGATAGCAGACTCCCTGGTGCAGTTGATTCAGCTGCTGAGGCAGAATATACAGCTAGGGGTACATTAAATACAGTTCAGGAAAATATTCTTGCTGTTAGAAATGCTTCAGTTGTTCGTGATACTGTTACTGATAGAAGGACAGTTCGTTCTACTAGAACTAATACAAGACAGGTTGGTTGGTGGGATCCACTTGCTCAATCATTCTTGTTAGAACAGCAAGGTGGTACATTTGTTACTGCTGTAGATATCTTCTTCGGTACTAAGGACACTAATATTCCTATCTCTATGCAGATACGTCCTATGGAGAATGGATATCCAACTAAAGACATTCTACCTTTCTCTGACGTGACTCTAGAACCTTCACAGGTTGAGGTTTCAGAGAACGCATCTATCGCAACTAGGTTCACATTCCCTGCACCAGTTTATATTCCTGCTTCAGAAGAACATTGCTTTGTTCTATTCTCTGACTCTAACGAATATAAAGTATGGATCTCAAGAATGGGTGACATTGATGTCACAGGAACTAGAACTATATCAGAGCAGCCATATGCAGGTGTTCTCTTTAAATCACAGAACGCATCTACATGGACTGCAGACCAATACGAAGACCTTAAATTCACATTATATCGTGCAACATTTGACACAGGAGTTACAGGAAGAGCAGTATTTAACAATACGAAACTAGGTCTTGCCAACGATGGAATATTAAGTTTGGTAAATAATCCTGTAACAACAATTAAACCTCAACAACAAATTACCTTACCAACTGGTAACAATTATAACTTTACAGTTGGTGCAAGAGTCAAACAGACCCCTTCCAATGCAGAAGGAACTGTGGTAGAATTTGATTCTGTTGCAAACCCAGAGATCCTTACCGTTACCGATATAGTCGGAACGTTTGCTCAAGGTTTCATCGATGGTAATGGAGATCCATTCCAAGCACTTAAGTCTTCACAGTCCTCAGTGACCATTGTGATGTCCACAGTGAACAACGGTACATTCTCAGCAGGGGATGTAATTACTGGATCTAGTTCAGGTGCAACAGCAGTAGTAACGGATTACAATGCAGGAACGACCACTATTACAGCGAATTATGTTGACAGTCAGTTTGATGTATCAAACGACACCTTATCAGAGCCTGGCGGAGTTTCTGGTACTATGTCTAGTGCTTCCTACAGTGGTGACAGCTATACCGCCTACCCAGCTTTAACACCCACTGCTAGGGCAGTTGATAAGAAATTACATGTCTTCCATCCTAATCATGGAATGCATAATCGCTCAAACAACGTAACAATTACAGGTGTAAGATCAGAGATTCCATCTACTGTTCTTAACACAACCCTATCTTCCACTGCAACATCTATAGCAGTACAGGAAGCAGGTACATTCCATAAGATTATAAATGGACAATCTATCAGTAATACCAACCAAGGGTATCTTAAGATCTATGCTGCAGAATTCCCTTCTGCTGTAGGTTCTATACCTGGTGAAGATGAAGCAACTGAAGCATGGGCAGGTTGGGATCCAGTGCATGAGATAATTGCTTATAGTGCAATTAACTCTACTGGTACTACTATTACTGTAGCAACTTCTGGTAGAGCAGCAGCAGGAACTGTTGCAAGAGAATGGCCAGCAGGATCTATTGTTGAGTGTTATAACCTTGATGGTATACCACTAACAGAAATCAATAAGACACATACTGCTATTGATGATCCAACATTAGATTCATACACTCTACCAACAACATCAACTGCTAGTGTGGGTATCCGTACTGGTGGTCCAGGTGTGACCGCAACTCAGAACGTTCCTTTCGAACTCATTACTCCAACAATACAGGTAATGAACTTTAAGGAAACTGATATTGTAGCGTCTATCAACACTACCTCTGGTACCTCTATTGGTAACAGTGGAACTATTGTTGACCAAGCATCATTTGTTAACAATGGTACCTATGATATAATTCAGATTAATGAAGAGAACTACTTTAATAATCCTAGAATTATATGTTCTCAGATTAATGAGGATAATAAACTAGAAGGTAACAAGTCATTTACCATGCGTATTGACATGTCAACGGAGAAAGATAATCTGACTCCTGTTGTTGACCTTGATAGGGTTTCTGCTATCACAACAAGTAATAGAATCAACAGATGGCCAGGTGGTCAGCAAGTCTTAGGACTACAAGCTGATATTGATACCTCTGCTGATGTTTCACTATTACCTGCAGGTGATCAGAACGAAGCAGTCTACATCACTAAGATTGCTAGACTGTCTAACTTATCACGATCTATTCGTATTATGATAGCAATGATGAGATTTGGAGATTCCAATATCAAACTTTACTACAGAATACAGAAACCAGGATCTGATAAGGTAATGGATGAGATTGGTTGGGTTGCTATTCCACTTCCCGAAATTGGTGCTACCAATGTAGGTGAGGAAGAATGGGAAGACTTCGAATATACTGTCTCAGGTGAGGAGTTCCAAGCATTCCAGATCAAGATTGTCATGACAGGTACTAACCAAGCGAAGGTACCTCTTGTTAAAGATATGCGAGCTATTGCATTTGCTTCATAATGGACTATAATTTTACTGGAAAGAGATTTATCCCTGTAGAAGGGGATGAAAACAAAGGATTCTATAGAGATATGGAATCCAACGCTATCGTAATGACCGATGGCGATGAATATTCTAAATACATGCAGTCTTATAATGAAAGGCAACGTAAGAAAACTGAATTTACCTCTTTACAAAATCAGGTAAATGCATTAAAATCTGATGTAACCGACATTAAAAGTCTACTATTGCAACTTGTTAAGGAGAAAACTGATGCCAGCTGATGTGACTGAAAATAAAGATCCCGCAGTACTTCTGCAAGAATTTAAGGATCGATACCAAAAACTACAAGGAGAAACTAATCAACTCCAAGCAAAGATTAGAGAGAATGAATCTACTGCACTAAAACTCTTGGGTGCCATAGAAACTCTAGAATATCTTAACCCACCTCCTGCAGAACCTGCAGAGGTACCAGCCGAATAAAACCTAGAGACCCTCTGGGGTCTCTTTTTTGTGCATAAATAAACAAGAGACCGCAGTGTATGTCTTTATTAGAAAATGGCAAATAGAATACAATTAAGACGTGACGGAGCACAGCAGTGGGCTAACGTCAACCCAATACTTGCTCAGGGTGAGTTAGGTATCGAACTTGATACTTCTCGACTGAAGATAGGAGATGGTGTAACTCCATGGAACTCACTTAAGTACGAACGTCCACTAGAAACAGAAAGTAATACTGCAAATACTCTTGTAAAGCGTGATGCTGACGGTAACTTTGAGGCAGGTGCCATTACTGCGTCAATTATCGGTAACGCTGCTACTGCTACGAGACTTGCTAACGCTAGATCATTCACCCTAACAGGTGACATGTCAGGATCTGCATCCTTTGACGGATCTGCAAATATCAACATCACTGCTGAACTAAACTATCAACCAGGTCTCCCACACTACGACCCTAATAATCTATCTGCCACTGCACAATACACTCGTCTGACTATTGACTCTCGTGGTCGTGTTACTACTGGTGACAATCCCACGACTCTTGCTGCTTATGGTATTGCTGATGCTCAACCTGCTGATGCAGAGCTACAAGCATTAGCAGACATGACAGGTTTTGGTCTCATCTCCCGTACTGGAGCTGGTACCTTAGCAAACAGACAGATCGCTGTATCTGCAGGTAGACTATTAGTATCTAATGGTACTGGAGTTAATGGTAACCCATTATTAGATCTTGCTGATACTCCTGTTGTTGTTGGTTCTTACAACCCTGTAGGTAACCTAGACACACCATTAGTATCTGTAACAACTGGTGATGAGACTGTCAACACAACTAACTTTACTGTTGATAGATATGGTCGTTTAACTGCTGCAAGCACATCCGCTATTGCCACTGCAACACAAGGTAGTGAGATAGCAGCATTTAACAATGGAACAAACTATGTACGAAATGACAAGGTTAAAAATACGGCTGATAAGTTGTATCAGGCTATCCTTCCTATTAACTCTGGGGGCGGTGAGCCTACACACACGGACACCAGTGATACAGGATCTTGGAGATATCTCGGATCTGCTCTAGCACCTCAGAAAGGTTTAGCATCATTTAACCAAGAAGACTTTGATGTAACACAATGGGATGCAGGTAGTAACTATGAGGGTGGTTTTGTAACCATTGCTCAAGCAGGTGTTGATAATGATCAATTACAGAACTCTCGTATAGGTTTTGCTGATGGTAATACATTAGAGAACTTTGATCTTGATCAAGAATTAACTGCTACTACAGGATACAGAGGATTTAATTACCTTAACTATACGAAGGTAAACGATACAACTGGAAATTTATTAGTAGGTGCTAACAATACTGGTAATGGTTCTAGTGGTAATCAACAAGCAGTGCAGAACGTTGTTGTCACACTCGGTACAGATACAGTAGGTGGACAATCAACAGGTGTATTTTACTTAGATGGTGTAGAAAGTCCTACAAACTTCCCACTTAAGAAAGGTATTAAGTATATCTTTAATCAAGATGATTCTACCAATGAAACATATGGTGGTGCAAATCATCCTTTAATGGTTAGTTCAGGTGCTGACGGTGATCACAATGGTCATGGTCATTACATGATGGGTATCACCTATAAGTTAGATGGTTCTGTTGTTGATATGGCAGGGTATGTTAGCGGATTTAATGCTGCTACTACTCGTAGAATGGAATGGTTGGTGCAAGCAGAAGCACCTGCTAGTCTTTACTATTGGTGTCATCATCACACAGGTCAAGGTGATAGTTTTGCTATTACTGAAGGCGGTGCAGGTGAACTTGACATTAACGTAAGATCATACTTCAGTCATCCTGATATCACTTTAGATGGTGCTATATCTCAGACACTTGATAAGACTGGTGATGGAGATTTATATTTCCAACTTACTCAAAACACTGCATCAAATAGAAACTTAAACATTCTTTCTACTAACGCAGGAGCTGGTAATGCTACCATTCTCATACAATCTGAGAATGATGTTACAATCAATGCTAGTAACGTTTCTAATAGAGTAAACGTAGAAGGTTTCCAATTCCAAGATGATACTCTAAGTAGCACTGCTGCTACTATGATCTTAGATCCAGGTGATGACGATGCTGCAACTGGTAAAGTTCAGATTCGTGGAGATCTACAGGTAGATGGTACAACGACCACGGTAAATTCTACTGTTGTTACCATTGATGATCCTATATTCACATTGGGTGGTGATACTGCTCCAGGTTCAGATGATAACAAAGACCGTGGTATAGAATTTAGATATTATGACACACAAGCAAGGCTCGGGTTCTTCGGGTGGGACGAAGATTATGCAGACTCTAACATATGGTCTGGCACTGGCGGGTATAGGCTCCTCTACAACGCCACTAACACCTCTGAAGTTTTCTCTGGTACTGACGCTCCTCTCATTGTTGGTAACCTCAGACTCACAACAAACACAGGATCAACCTCAACCACGACGGGTACGTTGGTGGTCACAGGGGGATTAGGTCTTTCTGAGAACGCACATATTGGTGGAACTGTTACTATTGCAGGACAGTCAGAAGTTAATAATAATGTAATCTTTAAGGCAGACAATAAGTCATTCAGCATACAGAACGCATCTGCTGTAAATAAGTTCTCTGTTGATTATGACAATGGTAATACAATAATAGAAGGTACATTAGATGTTCAGTTAGAAACTGAAATCACTGATAACCTTATTATAAAAGCAGATAATAAGAAATTTGATATCCAAACTGCTGCAGGTGTCAGTGTATTTGATGTAGATACTGACAACGGAAATACCCATACAGATGGTACTCTTGATGTAGATGGTGGAACAACTCTAAACAATACATTGGATGTTGACGGTGCTACTACCCTCAATGACATTCTTGATGTTGATTTAGATGCTACATTCCATGATGACATCACTCTTGATACTACTGGGAAGTACTTTAAGATCACTAATGGATCTAATGATAAGTTCACAGTACTATCAACTAATGGTGATACAGATATAAGAGGAACCTTAGATGTAGGTTCTGCAGTCATATTCGAAGCTAACTTTAATGCGAACGGAAATAACACTACTATCGGTAATGCAAATACTGATGTGTTTACTGTTAATTCAGTCACAACATTCACCGATAATATCACAGTCAATGGTACAGTTGATTTCGACACTACACTTAATGTAGATGGTCAAGCAGACTTTAATAGCACTGTAGTTATAGATGGACAAACTACAATCTATGATTCAGTAATTATTCAGTCTGATAACGAAGTACTTAATATTAATAACGCAGCAGCCCAGACCCAATTCTCTATCGATTCTGACAATGGTAACACTGTCATAGGTAGAGCAGGTCTAGGTACTGATGCAGTAGGTCTCCTTACAGTTCACGGTGACACTCTACTTAACCGTGACTTGACAGTCGATGGAAACACCACTATAGGTGATGCTAACACAGATACACTAACTGTCAACTCTGAGTCAACATTTAATGCAGATGTAACAATCGCAGGTACTAATAACCTCCAAGTTACTGGTAACGCAATCGTTGATGGAAACCTCACAGTTCATGGAACCACAACTACAGTTAATTCTACAGTAGTTACTTTAGATGATCCTATCATTACATTGGGTGGTGACACTGCTCCTGGTTCTGATGATGGTAAGGATCGTGGTGTAGAGTTCAGATACTATAGTGGTTCTGCTAAGATAGGTTGGTTTGGTTGGGATAATGATGTAAGTAGATTTGCATTATATGATGATGCAACAAACTCTTCTGAAGTATTTTCAGGAACAAGATCTGGTATTGATGCAGGTAGCCTAAAACTATTTGATACAACTAATGCTACAAACTCATCTTCAGGTGCTTTAATCGTTGGTGGTGGTGCAGGTATAGGTTTAGACTTACATGTTGGTGATGATTTAACAGTTGTTGATGACGCTTCTATTGGTGGTAACTTAGATGTCACAGGAACATTTGATGTAACTGATGACTTAGCTGTTAACAATACTAAATTTACTGTTGATGCAGGAACTGGTAACACAATCATTCAGGGAACAGTTCAGGTAGATGGTAATGCTACTATCGGTAATGCATCAGGAGATCAGCATACTGTTACTGGTACAGTAACCTTTAACCAAGCAATAACTTCTACAGATATCACTGCTGATAACATTCAGATCGGTGTATCTGGTGCAACAGAAATTGATACAACCTCTGGTAACTTAGTTCTTGATTCTGCAGGTGGTACTGTCAATGTAACTGATGATCTAGATGTTGATCTTAACCTTAATGTTGATGGAAATGCTAAGGTAGATGGAACATTAACAGTTGATGGTAACACAACTATCGGTAACGCATCTGGAGATTCACACTCTGTTACTGGTACAGTTCAGTTTAACCAAGCAATCACATCTACAGACATCACTGCTGATGATATTAAGATCGGTGTTGATGCTGCTAATGAAATCAGTACTACTTCTGGAAATCTAATATTAGATTCTGATGGTGGTAAGGTTCATATCACAGATAATGCTGAGATAGATGGAACTCTACAGGTAGATGGCAATGCTACTATCGGTGACAACTCTGGTGATCAACATGAATTCACTGGTACTGTAACATTTAATCAGGCAATCACTTCTACAGATATTACTGCTGACAACATCAGAATTGGTGTTGCTGCTTCATCTGAGATTGATACAACCTCTGGTTCTCTTACCTTAGATTCTAATACTGGTGAGACTATCATTGATGATAACTTAACCGTCAACGGAACATTGGATGTTGATGCGTTAACAACGATTACTGATGCTCTAACAGTTAAGGCAGACAATAAATTATTCTCTGTACAGACTGGATCTGCTGCTACAATCTTCAGTGTTGATACTGATAACGGTAATACAGATATACAGGGTACTCTTAATGTAGAGGGTGCGACAACTATTGACGATACATTTAATGTCACTCAGGCAACTGATCTAGATGGCACTCTAAATGTTGATGGTGTTGCTACTTTCCAAAACAATGTAGTATTAAACGCTGATAATAAAGAATTTGCAATACAGTTAGATGATGGTACTGACAAGTTCACAGTCCAATCAGCAACTGGTAATACAGATATACAAGGAACTCTTGATGTTAACGGGGCAACAAATGTCACCAACACATTAGGAGTAACAGGACTTACATCTCTTACAAATAATACTAACCCAACATCTCTATCTGGCAACGCTGCTTTGATGGTTACTCAGGGTGGTTTGACTGTTGATGAAGATGTATATGTTGGTTCTGATCTATTCATTGGTCCTAACGCAGGTACTACGATCACCTTAAACGGTGCTACTGGTAATGGTGCTTTTGGTGGAACATTAAATGTTACTGGACAGACAACATTAACAACGATCTCTGCTACAAGTTTGACAACTTCTGCAGGTGTCACAATGGATGGTTCTTTAATCATCAACACCGACAAATTTACAGTTGCAGGTGCTACTGGTAACACTGCTGTTGACGGTACATTGGATGTCAACGGTGCTACAAATATCACTGACAATCTTACTGTAACAGGTGCAGTTGATTTTGATACTACTCTGAATGTAGATGGTAACTCAACCTTCAGTGGAACTATCACACAGAACAGTACATCACTCTTTAAAGATAATATTGTATTAAGAGGATCTACTAAGACATTAAAACTTCAGAATGGATCTGGCACAGATAAGATTACTCTTAACTCTACTTCTGGTGCTGCAACATTCGCAGGATTAACAACAACAAATACTCTTGACGTAACAAGTAACACTACTATCGGTGGCACACTCGGTGTAACGGGACAGATCACTGGTAACGTAACTGGTGCGTTGACAGGTAATGCAGACACTGCAACTCTAGTTAATATTACTGAGACTGGATCTTCTAACCTTACTTACTATCCTACTTTCGTTTCTGCAACTACTGGAAACACTGAAATCAGAACTGACTCAAGTAACCTTACATACAACCCAAGTACAAACACCTTAACAGTTAATAACTTTACCTCAACAACTGACTTTACA